GCCACCACCACTGCTGCCTCCACCCAAGAACCCAATCGCTTGCATGATCGTTTTTAATATCAATTGTTGAATTATCATGCGCGCTGTTTCTTGCAAGATCGAGACCGCAAACGCTTGGAAATTCGCCGTGCCAGTTGTTGCAAGGCTTACGAGCGCGTCTTCAATTCCTTTGATGCCTGTTTGCGTTAATGTTGCCGATGCGTCACGCATGGTGCCAATTGACTCAACATATTGCCGAGCGCCAAGACGCAAATCAAATGAATTCTCAGCTGCAGCTCGCGCATCGAGTTGCGCTTGTGTTTGATCTCTAATTGCTTGGATATTATCTTGATAGGCAGAAGTTAATTGATTTATGGCTTCGGTTGTTGTTGTAATCCTGTCAATGTCTCCTCTGTCTTTTGCACTGACAAGCTCAGCATCAAGCGCACGTCGTTCTTCGTTGTAACGCCTTTCTGCGGCTAAGCGCTTGACCATTTCTTCTACCACTTCAGGTCTGTAACCCTCAAGTGTGTAGCGATTGCGATCTTTAAGCTGCTGTGTTTCTTCTTTCAATGCCGCTGTGCTGTCGCGGGTATTCCGAACATATTCCGCAATCTGCGCATTCGCTGATGCTTGCAAGAACGCAGCTCTCCCTCCCTTGAGATCGTTTAAGTTTGCGTTTGCTGCTTCTGCGGCTGTTATTGCGACGCCTACATCACCTGTATCCGCTACATTTCGTCGACCCTGTGCGGCAACACCGGTTGGGGTGCGGCGTCCTGCGCTTGCTGTTTGATCACCTTCAAATCTGCCATGAATAATGCGATAGACCTTGCCATCTGGCGTCATGAACGCAGCGTTGTCTCCATAAGAACCGGGCTTGCTGCCAGTCCACCTTGCGCCGCCTGTCAGCGTTAGGGCCGCACTGCCGCCAAACGCATAGTCCCATGCCCTATGCACTCGATTGCCATTATCACGTGATGCGCCAAACTGTCCGCCGGAGACTGTTCGGCCGCTACTGATGGGCTTGCCATTTACGAGTACAAATTGATCAAGTGCATTTCTACTAAAGAAACTACCGTCGCTGCGTGCAATGTCAAAGTGAGGGCCGTACTGATCTTTACCCTTAGGGCCAATGCCGCCTTGAATGTATCGACCGCCAGACGAGACCGCTGATGGCGCAACGGAGGTAACCGCTGCCATGCGGCTTGCGTTCTGCACCTGTCGTTGTGCTTCTTTGGATCTCTGCTGTGCTTCGCGAATCCTATTGTCGTAATCAGTTCTTGATTGATCGATACCACGCAGCAATTCAGCAATGCCGCGCTGATTAGGCGACATCTGCGCAAGTTCCGCCCGTGCGCGGAGATCGGCTAATTCCTTGGCGCGTTCGTGCCTGCGATTTTCAAGTTCAATCTTGTGACGATATACTTCATCTGCAAGGCGTATCTCTTGCTGTGTTTCTGCTTCAAGCATCCGCTGTCGTTCAGCGGCAAGCTGTTCGGCAATCTGCTGCTGACGCTTGGCGGCGGCGTCTTGCTTTGATTTATCACTTTCAGCTGCGGGGTCGTCAAAGTTAGTGACAACAGATCCGCTTGAGCGAGGGGCGCGTTCGCGCATCGATCGAAGCACGGCAAGCCGTGTATCAAGCTGCAACATGGCAGCTTTTGCAATATCATCTTGCCCAGTGAGAAGTGGATATCTAACCGACTCAAACTCTTCTTTTCTGCGTTTGTATTCATCTCTATTCTCCTTAATCAATCTATCAATTACTGATACTGTTTGAGCGTTGCCACCGATTTCAGCCTTGAACTTATTAGTGCCGGACTTTGTAATTGAATCTAATGCGTTTTTCACCTCGCCTAACTTGGCGATGCCGCTGACTGTAATGGTCAAAGCAAGCGCAGGAATCCAAGCGCGAGCCAGTGAAAGCACGGCGGTGCGCAATGTTGCAAGTTTGCCTGCAGCAATTAACGAGGCATTACCAGCGGTAAACGCACCTCCGGTAATTGCTGAAAAAAGCTGTGTTATTGCAGGCCTGAGCAAACTGAACCCTGCAATAGCCGCCTTTGCAAGGCCAAGTTGCAGCACAAACTTGGCAATGCTAGTGGCAGCAGATTCTCCGCCAAGTAAGCTGCTGATTCCCTTTGCTGCTTGGTCCACACGAAGAGTAGAGAGTATTTCGGTGATTGCAGTCTTAAATCCAGATGCTGTTTTAATTGCATCTTCAAGAGCAACTATCAGGGTATTCTGAATCTCCGCTCCCAACGGTTGGAATGCTTTGCCAATTGCAAGCGTGGTTTTCTCCCAGCGCAATTGCAAGCGAAGACCTGCTTCATCATTAGATGCAGCAAGCCGACGTGCTGTTTCAGAATATCTAGTGTCTAATTCCCCAAGGAATTTCATCAGGTCATTAAGGCCTACTTTGCCTTGCTCAAATGCCTTGTCTAGTTCTGCACCTGTGCGACCCGTTGCTTGGGCAAATAGTGTTACTGCACCTGGTAAGCGTTCAGCAAGTTGTTGGCGAATTTCTTCAGCACTTACCTTACCTTTTGAGAACGTCTGCACCAGTGCTCTAATTGCACCTTCAGCGTCTGCGCTGGAGCCGCCCGTTGCTTTAATTGCAGCTGTAATGCCTTGATAAGCCAGTTCGGCATCAGCAACGGTCCCGCCGGCACCTTTAACCGCTGCCGTCAGCTGCGTCATCGCACGAGTGCCTTCCAGTAATGGAATGTTCAGCTCGCGATTGGCTGTATTGATCGCCCTAAGGGCTCTGGTGTATTCAGCCTCGCTGCCGGCAATAGACCGCAGTGATACCTGCAACTTGTTCAACTGAGCCGCCTGGTCTGCTGTATTGCCAATCTGCTGCCTTAGGCCAAGGGCAGCAAGGCCAACCGTTGTACCGACCTGTGCGCCACCGGGACCAAAGGCCGACCCAACTGCTGCGCCTACAACTGCTTCGGGGCCACCAAAGTACCCAGCAACGCCTATCGCTGTGGCGGTTTCACCAGCGGCTCGTAGCCGCTTGCGTCTGGCTTCACGTTGCCTGACACGGTTTTCAAGTGTCCTATCAAAATCTGCAATCTCTTTTTTGTGCCTCTCGTTTTCTACCCTGATACTGTTACTTGCAATCTCATCAATACGTTGCTGTTCGCGGCGTTGGTCGTTTGCATATTCTTGGACGATCATCTGCGACGCATCGCGTCGGGCGCGTATTACTTCATCTCGTGCTCGCTCTACCTCGGCAACCAGTGGTTCAACACGACGACGAAAATCTTCTGGTGTTTCAGGGCCAAACTGCCCTAGGCCTGCATCACCAATCCCAGTGAAATTACCGCTGCGATACGGTGGAGCGACAAAAGTTCCGCTTGCTGTTTTTTGCGCTTGCGGGCGATCGCCAAAGCCATCGTTACGACGGGTAGCAATACTACCAGACGAGTAATAATCTGCTATGCTTGCCCGTTTTGCATCACGACGCTGCTGAGCAGAGTTAATACGTTCATAAGAAGCAGCCCCACCATCAACCGCACGATTTAGTTGTGCTTGTGATGCTGCAAGTTGCGCTTGCGCGGTAGCCAGCTCCTTGACGGTCTGCAGATACAGCTCACTGCCGCGATCGAGGTTCCTGATGCGTTCCGTCAGTTCACTGACGCGCTGCGAATCACCGGCTAGGGTATCGGGCAGTGTTGGCAGATTTTGCGATGCGCCATAGCCACGTGATAACGTGGCACCCATAAATGCCTGATTGGCTGCGATCGTATTAAGGCGTCCCTGGTTGAACGAACCAACTGTTTCAATTTCACGAACACGAGTAAGTGTTTGCAGGTATTGATCGGTTCTAAACTTAAGCCCAGCAAGCTCACGTTTAAGCGTTGCAGTCTGATCAGCAATCTTGCCAAATGTATTACCAATTGGAGCATTTAATGCTCGATTTAAGTCTTTCTGCGCTTGTTCGGCTGAGCGAATTGTTCCCGACAGCTCGCCAATCTTTTGTTTAACACCCGCAATATCTTTGCCAAGTAGCTTCCAGGTCGATCCACCGGTCGCCGCTTCGCTTTGTAATTTTGTTAGCGCTGCTTCAAGTGCTTTTAGTGATGTTGCAGATGTTCCGCTCTGTTGTGAGAACTCAAGAACTGCTTGCCTTACTTTGCGCAGTTCCGAATCAGCAATAGGCGCAGCCTTTTGAAGGTCATTAAGAACCCTGCCAAACCGCTCAACGCCTTTTGTATCAGCATCTACGCTGATTTCAAACTTGATTGTCCGCTTGTCTGCCACGGAGCCATCAAGGGACTACCGCCAAGTCTAATTACTTCTTTGCTTAGCTAGTATCTCAAGTGCAGTGCGTTCAATCACACGCATTTCTGCAAGCAACCGCTCGGGCTCCTTGATGTCTAACACCTGAAAGTACCACTGCATTGTTTGTTTGTTGTAGCCCACTGGAACACCACCCATGCCAACATAATTCCATTCGTTTAACATCAACAGCGCCATATTAAATGCTTCCCAATTCTCTTCCCACACTTCTGTATCTTGCGGTGGCTCCTCTTCACGAGGCGGCAGGATGACACCAAGCGTTTTGGCGTCATCCTCTGCATTATTGCTGGACCCAGAATTTGAGTACAGCGCTTCAGCCACCTCGATCAGTTTTTTTCGCGTGCGCCCATCAATGATTCAGTAAATGCCTGTGACGCACCAATTACAAAAAACTCATCTTTCAGTAGTTCATCAAGTTCCTTCAATGCGAATGGAATAGGCTTGCCGTTTTCATCGGCATAGTCTTCCCAGCCAACAATTGCAGCGCGAAGAAACTCTGCATCAGTTTTGTAAGTAGATGCCTTGCCAGCTTCTTGCCGCTTGAACTCCAGCAGCATTTCTTCGACCTGATAGTGGCCACCATCAATGGGCGTCTTAATCTTGGCGGGCCACTTGTAGGTGCCAGTACCAGCAGCGCGTTTTGTAAACGCCATTGCAAAATGAAATGTAATGCTCTATAGGTTAAGTCGACGCAAGATCTGCAATCGCAGTCCGATACCAGATTATGTACGACTGCACAATAACGCCATCAGTAGCAGCCAGCCTGAAATCAGTTGCGGCTTCTTCGATGTCAATCGCAAGGCCACCAAGTGTAAAGTCGATCTGTCCGTTGGTGGTCGGCAGAATTCGCTTATGCGAATCTTGCAAGATTGGGTCGGCGGCCTGATCTGGCACGTCAGCGTGAATTAACAGCATCACGCTTACGCTTAGCTTTCGATCTACTTTGCATGAAGTTGTGCGCTGTTCTGGGTTGTCTGCATCAGGTAGCACAATAATTGCCGGCATTTCATTGCGTTGCACCGCTTCAACACGTGAACGAAAAACGCGCCCTGAAATACCAGTGGTATTTCCAAGGCGCGTTACAATCTCCGCAAGAATCCTCTCGCGGATTGAGTTAGCCATCAGCTAAATACAAGGTAAAAGTCGTCGTTGCCAACAGCGCTTGGGATAGCGTTAATTGGAACGTTGATCATTTCCGTACCCTGATCTCGCGAGTATGTCGGCTGCCCAAGGTCAACACGTGGAACAACAAGTCCAACGCGATTACCAGCAGTGGCGCCATGTACAAGCGACAGCAAACCGGTGCTTGAATCGGTCAGCGACGCATCAAACGGGTTCCATATTGCCATCGTCGTGGCTTCCATCATGACCGTACCAGTAGTCTGGCCGTCAATGATGTCTACGCGCTTACCGCAACCAATCAGCTCGCGATACTGAACTTCATTTCCAACGTCAAGCTGTACGCTTTGCAAGCATGTTGAAACTCCGAAGAAGTTAAATCCACTAACAACATCCGACTTAAATACAGCAGGTGTTGCCTGGTTTGCATAGGCCAGGGTATAAGTGGACTGAGCCGTATCAGTTGGTGTGGTGTAGATGCCTGTCATCGTGAAGCTGAGGCTTGGGATTTCACCCAATGCACAGTTCAATGATGCAGTGCCGCGACAGCCAAGCAAGATATGCTGCACACCGTCTACGTTGTAAACGATCGTGCATGATGTATCAGCTACGCCATCTACAGTTGAAATCGGCCTGAAGGATACGTTACTGCCAATGCTGTACTGACTGGTTGCGTCGGGTGCAAACGCTGCTGTAGTCTTCTGCACAGTCGCAACCTTAGAAGATCCGTTGTACGCTGTGATAACACCAGCGCTACCGGATCCGGTGCCGCCTGTGAGACTGACCAACTGGCCAACATAAAATCCATCTACAGCAGAAGTGCCACTTGCGGCGAGGGTAATACTTCCTGCAGATCCGGCTTGAGCTGTACCCGTCAAGGCGCTGCTGCTAATTGTTTGCGCCATTGCGCATGACCGCAACAGGTCGGCATATGCAGGCGCTGTTCCAGCAGTGCCACTGCCGGCAAGCTCAACGCTGAATGTAATGCTGACTTGACTATTAACAATAAGGGTTTCGTATGCGCCGCGATACGGCCGAATGATTCGCCGCTGAGTAGTTCCACCGCCAGCAGGCTGGCTCAGTTCAAGGTCGTCGTTGATGAACAGCGCGTTGCTGCCGGTAGGCGAGCTGTTGACGCCATAGGAACTGCCTTCGGTCTTAGCAAGGACCAGGCGCTGTTTAGAGCGAAGGGGCATCTTTCAAGGCCTCAGTGGTGATGGTGCGTGACGCCTTTGCTTTTGCGGGCGCCTCTGACTTCGCTTCCTGCTTGGAAGCGGGAGCATCGGATGCCACGCGATTTGCGTCCCCGGTTTGGGGATCAACCACGTAGATGCCGCCGAGTCCGTTGGTGTAGTCCATAACCAGAGGCTAAGTACAGATTCTGGCTTGAGTTGTCACTGTTCGGTTACCTCCTTCAGTTCCTGCTGCAGGTGCAACAACATCGCACGATCAGCAGCGGTCTGCGGTGGCGGCTTGAGCTGCAGCTCTAGGATGCGGGTCTTTAGCTGTTTGGCATAGAGCCGGTTGAGTTTTGTCTCCACATCAGCAGCCTTGGCGTAGCGGTTCTCAATCGTCACGGTGCCACCGATGAGCGTAACGAGCAGGGCCACACCGGCGGCGGTGAGCTCCAGGCTGCGGGTCATGGTGTTCCCCCGAGCACTTGAATGAACTCCTCTGGCAAGTCACACGCCACTGCCGTTGCGGCAACGGCATCCAGCACCGGTTGAGGGATGAGACCTGCTTCCCGCAAAGTGGTCCAAGTGACGGCAAAATCACTGGTGTCTCCAGCCACGGCGGCATTAAGCGCAGCGGGAAGACTGAATACAGCAAGTGGAGCTAAGGGTGTTGCTTGTCCCATCGCGGCA